TATCTTTTGCCTTGGAAAGTTCCAACATAATGTTTTCGATTTTTTCCTTGATTTCTTCTTTTGTCATTCCTTCAATGTCACCTTCAATCAGTTTTACATTTTCGTCAATGAAAGGATGAAGATGATGGTCGATACCGTATGACCTATAGACCGCAGCCTTTAGAGCATCCACAACAAGGATAATGTCTTTACCAAACTGTTTATTGGTCACATCAACAAAGTAGTTATCCAGTTCTGTAATCATTAAACCAGCAACCTCGTCCACAATGGTGTCGGCCTGTTTCATATCAGCCTTGGCTTGTCGTTCTTTATGTATCTCTTCGGGCACTTCACGAACAACCTTGCTCTTGGGAAACTCGATTACTTTGTCGGTCATTTTCAGTCCTTGTTATTGTTAGTGATTGTGAGAAGTAGTAGCAGGATCACCGAGAGTGACCCTACCACATAACCCATGTATATCCATGCCCACAAGAATGCTTCTACGGTCATTTTACAACCCTCAGTAGTATTGTATCAACATTGATGCGACCAGTTGCTTTTTGCTCGGTCGTTGTAAGATTGTCCATGACCTTGCGAAGATAAACTTTACCACCTTCCATCAGTGGCTTGATTACCGCTTCTGGTTTACGGAGTTTCTTTGTAACCGAAGTTGTCTCGTCAAATCCTGTAACCGTAGACCCTCTGACCGAAAGGCCAGAATGACCCACGGCATTATACACAGAAAGATTGCGAGTTTTGTGATTGTATGCCCAAAGTTGCGAAGCACCAATAATCTCCTTCGGATCGACACTCGTAAGAGTATCTGCGGATTTACAATAGTTCATCTTGGCGACCAGAACCGAAGCAGGCTTGACCTTCTTTTTGCGTGGCTTGCGAACTGCCTGCCCAGCGGAGTCCAATTCAACCATGTGGTCGATTATACGCTTGATGAATAGAGCCATGATTTTAAGAACTGGCTTACGCCAACCCTTATACGCTTCCACCAAGTCGTCGTCTTTACCTTCGAGGGCCTCGGTGATTTCTGCAAATTGAGGACGGAATTTGTCTGCAATCCTCTTCGCAATTTGCGGTTTAATTCCCTTCTCAAGGGACCACTTCTTAACGTCAAACTGAATAACTCCTTCTTGAAAGAACACGTCCAACTGTTCTTCAAGTTCGCCAATCAGTTCGGCAGCCTTATTGTTGATACGGTCCTGGATTGAAACGACTTTGACTGGTGCTGTAACCTCTTCATCGTCATTGATTGTAATAGTGTCAACCAGTTGTTTAATTCTGGTGTCGCAACGCTCCCACACACCATCAGGTAGAGTGCTGCCATTATGGAGCAAGCGACTGTTCCAACCGATGTTGTGAAGATTGATAGCATTGACTTTGGATAGTTTCTTGATAGTGTCTTTATCGTATTTGATATACTTGAGGTAGGAGATTGTGAAGTTCTTGGCATCTTCGGAGTTGTAGAAATAGTTGAACCAAGTGTATGCCTTGGCCATATCGATTTCAGTGGCATTTTCATCCACGGTCGGCTCAGAACCCATATACTTTTCATCCGCAAACTTGGGACGACGAACGGTTGCCGTTTTCACTTTCTTCTCCTTATTGTTCACGATGTTTTTTCCATAACTCATACAGTTCTTTTTCTAACCGTATTGCTTCTATCTCCCAAGGTAGTTTTTTATAAGGCACCTTATTCTCACTAAACATTACACCGTTCCATTTCTGATATGGACCGGACATTTCAATGAGTTGACCTCGGGCATATTGTTTAACATGGACAAGTTCATGTGCCAGTGTTCTCAACATAAAAACACGACCAAAGTCGGATTCCATCTCTATAACAAATTCACGATGATTAGAAGTTCTAATATCGTCGTCGGTATAGGTACATAGACCGAAACAGTTGGTCGTCTTATATAGGTTGTTTTTGAGTTTGATTACGACCTTCACATTTTTACTCAGTCTCTTAGATAGTAAATGGTCGCAGAAGAAGGCAGCGGATTGTATCAACTCTTGTCTGGTAATCTTTTTAGGATATCCGTATAATACAATCTCTGCCATATTCTCCTCAGGTGAAGATGTGACCGTAGTCTTTAAACTCATTGATCACACAGATTCCGTCTTCAAGATATTCATAATCATACTCCATTTTTTCGGCAAAGTCAAGTGCTTCATTAAGAGTATAGAAAACATTGGCTTCACCGAATACGGAAACAATAGACGGAATGTCTCCTTCATAACGGCAAAGTTCCTCATTGAACTTTCCGTAAATGTTGTCAATAGCCTGTGCGTATGTTACACGATACTCGGGACCTTTTTCCGAAATCGTCAACAGAACATAGATGCCGTTATCAGCAGACATTATTCCTCTCCTTCATCTTCAGACATAAAAGTGGACTTGATTAGCCGCACGAACCACGCAAACATGAAAGGTGCCCAAAGAGGAGCAAGCACTTCAATCCATGTCCAGTTTACTAGATGATCGGTTAGTTTTAGTCCGATTAGTAGTAATGCCAAACCATCCATAAAGTTCATGCCATCGGATGTGGCAGAAACATTGATAATCTTGGCTTTATCTAAACCCTTCATATTACGGATTCCTTCAGGTAGATTAACGGGCATTACTTCTTCTTTCTTCCTTTGAGACGGCGAGCCTTACGTTTTGTTGAACCAATCTTACGACGACCCTTTCGAGGTCGGTTCTTATGTGGATGTGCCATTACTACTCCTTCAATAGTTGCTTTACAGAATCAATACGAAATGACCGCCATCCATTAGCATCAATATCCCATACTGCCTGGACATCATCATTTAGCTGGCGAGCAGGCTTGGCCACCTGTCCGTCATACTCCGATAACACCTGTGGAACATATAGATCCGATAGTGTTGCCCGCATGGTGCGTTCGGTACCGTCCTTCTTTTCGAACACGACGGTAACAACACCATTCTTTAGATCTTCCTTGAGAGCATACTTGTCGATCATAGTTTTCCTTCCTCGTGTAGTTTCAATAACTCATTATAACCGCCAATGTAACGGGTGTCAATAGTGATTACAGGAAAAGTTTTAGCGGAGGGAAATAGTGCTTTTAAGGTTTCACGGGAAAAGTCCGTGTCTAGTTTATATTCAATGAAGAACTTTCCTTGTGAACGGAGAAGATTCCTTGCGTTGTCGCAGAAGGAACAATCTTTTTTGGAATACATTACAATCGCCATCATAACCTCATTTATAGCATAGTCATTTCGGAATGTCAAGTCATTTCTTTAGACTCTTGAGGTGTGTTCGCCTCACTCTCAAAAAAATCCAATCATTGTAATAGTTTTCGGAAATCAAAGCATCTCGATTGAACTGTTCTTTTGCTTCCAAATACGAAGCCTCGCCTTTGCTCTTACATAGATAGAGGATTTCTCGCTGGAACTTTTCTTTGCCGAATAAATCAACATGCGATAGTAGTTCTTTGTTCGAACCAAAATAATCAATCCAATCTGAATCAATCTGTTTCTTTACTCGCTTGCCCTTCTTCTTGGAGGTGCGAGTAAACTTAAACAGTTTCTTACCAATATACTTTCTACCAGTGACAGTGTTCGTGATAACATATACGAAAGCCTCGTATCCGTCTGGTATCTCTGTAAAGGGTTCTTTGTTGTATGTCCATGTCATACAACTATATAGTTATTCTTCGTAGTCTTCTACTTCAGGAGGATATCTTTCGTTCCATACTTCATCAAATGCTGGATCAATGTTTAGATATCCTTCCATGCCTTTGATTTCAAACTCCTCTAGAACCTCAAGCAATACCCTATAGGTTTCTTCCCGTTCTAAAATGCCAACATCGCTCTCGCAATATTGTTCAATAAACTGTCCAAATATGGCCGCTCTTTCTCCTGCCATTATGTTTTATCCTTTCTGAAATAAGACATATACTGCGATACTGAATCCGTAAACATCTTATAACCGAAATTGGTAACAAACATGGCATTTCTGTACCATTCATAGACAGGATTCCTTGACAGCAAGTCTGATTGTTTTACTTTTCTTTTTTTGACCTTTTTGAGAAGCAATGATTTATCTTGTATCATGCTCTCAAAAAACTGTATTCTACCATCTATATAGACTTCACCTTTATCGAGGTAAGAATCACGTTTTCTGTATAACTTTCTAAGTCTTTTTACCAGTTTCTTACTTCTTTTGGTCGAATGTAGTTGGTCTAATAGTATTTCATCCAGTTCATCCATACAGTATTCTCTTACATGACATACACAAAGCCGGCGCAAAGTGCTAATACCGCACCAATAGCAAAAGTCCAGTTAGTGTATTCTGCAATCATCCAAACAATCGTCACATTGATTATGATTGCCATTATGGATCTAAATCGTTCGTCGGTCATTCCACATCCATTGTAAATAGTGCCCGAACATATCTTTCTGGATCATAGTCAATTCTCTTGCGAGCAAAGACTACGAAACCAATATCACCAGATTGCATTTCTTGTCTCATGGACATACCTGTTGTATATACATCATCAACCACGAGCCGAAATGGATTCTTTGGATCACAATACTTTACTAACGCATTGGCTAACTTTAGACCGCCCGTAGGAATACCATGAACTGTACCGAAAGAACATCTATCTGCAATCATCTTAGCGAGACATTCCCAGTCTTCGTCCGTTAGTGCGTCACACTCAATCTTCCATTCTAGTTCTTTGCCAGCGTGAGAGACAAAGTTACCGAGTTGAAATAGATTCATATTGTTTCCTTCTCTTTTCAAGATTAGTCTCAAAAATCTTATTCAATTTCTCGACATGCTCGCTATTAAGACTAGTGATTCCCAAAGCGTCTTTATAACCAGCAATAATACCAGCTTTATAAGTATGTTCAGAATCAGTCATTGCTTTCAATGCTTTCATATCAGTCATGGTACAATCCTAATAGTTGTGTTGTTGCGGTCATTCTTTACGATGTTATAAAGTGCGGCAGCATGATTAGGATGTAGCCTAACACACCCATGAGAAGCAGGACGACCAAGGTTCCCAACATGTGGAGTAGCATGAATAGCATAACCACCGCTAAAGAAAATAGAATGAGGCATAGGGGCATTGTCATACTTCTTTGAATAGTGCATTGGTTGAAGGGAATACGGAGTGAAGGTGCCCGTAGGAGTATAGAAACCCCTACGAGCGGTAGAAACAGGCCACTGATAAGAACCATAGTCACTATCAACCTGCATCATTTGATGTGACTTGCTGATGGTGATGTTTGTTTCAGCAAGTGCTGGTGTAGATAGTAGCGTCATAACAATGATTACATTTTTCATTATACCATCTCTTTCGCAGTTAGTTCCATAGGTGCAGTAAACTTCAACCAATGTAAAAACGGTTTGTTTTCTTCTTTTATAGCATAGACAGCCCACGGAGTAAATGTGTTCATGTCTGTAAATGTTGAAACAAGCATCAAATCATCTTCTGTATAGTTTCTATGTTCGTCTCGTTTCATCATGTTGGCAAGTTCCTCTTTTGTATTGAGGACTCTTGCCTTGAATTTGATTTCCCTAAACTCACTCATATTTCACAATTTCCTGAACTGCACGCCAATGTCTGAACACCTTCTACGTTGTCATCCATTTCAATCAAATTATCCCAATCTACCGTAGTAGGAATATTTATGATTGTCTTTTCGTACTCTTCCTTGGTGATAGTTTCATAAGGTGCCTGACGATAAGTACCGCCATCATAAGGCAAGAACGAAACGCCTGACATTTCATCAAAGTGGTCATAAACCCATGCACCAACACGTGGCCATTCTGCTTCTGTCACATTAATAGTAACAGATGGCTTATGCTCACACCAATGACGCTGATACTTCAACCAAAGTTCTAGATGATCAATAGCTGACACATTTTCTCTTGTGATTGAAGTTTCTGGTAACTTCATTGGAAATGTAAATACCGTAGTAGAATGAGGCTTAGTAACGTCAGGCTCATGAGGAACACCTGCGTCAATAAGATGCTTCGTAAGTGGATCTTTGTTATCAGAGCGTACACGACGGTAATAATAACGGTCATGACCTGGATGAATACCGGAAGGACTAAGAACCAATTGAGAAACTGTTCCGCTTGGTTTGACGCAGGTAATGGCCACTGACTGATTAATTCCAAGTTTTTCACTCCATTCCTTATTTGTATCAATAGAAACCTGGCGAAGTTTCTCTAATCTTGCTGGTAGTTCAGAATCATTATAATCATTCATCAAAGGATTATCATAGATACCAGTTAATGATACACCAAGCAATCTTTCTTCTTCTGTGTTCTTCTGCCAAACTTTTCTTAGGTAAGGGAAATACGTGAGAGTTGACTGGAATGTTCCAAGGATAGTTGCCAGTCTAATCTTTCTCGCAAGTGACTCCTCAGTGTCATTGCTTCTGATAACGACTTCTGTAAGATTACAAAATTGATATGGTCGGAGGATAATCTCAGAGCAGGGATTAGTTCCAAATTCATGGTTAGGATCTCTTCTACCAGACTTTTTGGCAACTCGCTGCGACGCATCACGAGAGAAGATGCCTCTCTCTCCTGATTTAGACTCGTAAATTGCGAGCCATTCTGCCATGAACTGTCCAACATCGGGTTTTTCGGTATAGACTGCTGAATTGTTTGATAAAGCTCTTTGAACATTTGCTTCCCACCAAGCTCCTGATTTAGCATGACGCATACGGTCATCTGATAGATTTGAAAGTGAAATCATAGCAGAACGACGAACGCCACCAACTACAACTACTTCGCCAATCTTACACATAATGTCATGACATTCTAGTGATGTAAGTCGACGACCATGAGCACTCTTAAAAATCTTAATAACAAACTTGAATAGATCGTTCAATGGTTCAGGACCAGAAGAACGTCCACCAAATGTCTTTAGTGGAGCACCAGCAGGTCTAAGTTGAGTTAGATCCCACTTAGGAATTTCACCTGCATAAAGCAGAGAGATAAGCATACGTAATGCTTTGGACCAACCTTCCTTAGAATCACGGACAGTGATCTTAGTATCACACTCAAATAGTTGATCAGGAATTTCTGGTAGCTTATTTACATACTGACGTTCAACAGAGAAACCAACACCTGTGCCATTCATAAGAATGCACATTGCTTCGTCAA